GTGTACTAGAAGTCGTAGCAGTCACACCTTCACCGACGACAACATAACACTCCGTAGTAGAATACACCAATACTCCCTGAGGACCAGCGTTCCACGTGCCTGTTGACCCAGCTGTCCCAGTGTACGCTACACTCCGAGCAGGGAAAACACTATCCGATAGAGGATTCAAAAGCTCCATAACCTATCCTTCTGGTAGAAACTATCAAAGATATTATACACAAACTCTCTAGAGAGCACCAGTATCAAGAACCGCGTCGATCGTACCCATAGCAATATCCTGTATCTGCTCATGACTCATGTCAGACTGCATAACGCTTATCCTCTTAGTCTCAGCATCATAAGCCTTTATCTGCGCCTCAAAGTCTTTGCGCTTCTGCTCCTGAACCTCTAGTGATTTACCGAAGTTCTGAAGCATCATACGCATCTGCTCCATCTCCTGACCCATCTGTTGTATCTGTTGATTAGCCATTTGAAGCTCTGGAGAATCCTCATTCTCAGAGAATAGATTAGGATCTATGATCTTCTTGAATCTCTTAGCCATCTCTTGAGCGCCCGGCCAATCCATGTTCTTTACAAATAGATCCCCCGCCACCTTCCATAGATCTGGATTACCTTGCAACAACTGTGCCATTGCTTCTAATGCCTCTTGACGTTTTGTGGCATAACCAGGACCTGTTTCTGCTACCACATCATACTTGCCTACTCCAAGATTATAAATTTTCTCTATTACAACACCTTCCTTATTATATATTTTTCTTATAGATTCTTTCTGATCAGGATCTATCTTAACCATATCAACTTTCCCATCTTCCCCTATAATACGTGCTATTCTTTGTGTATCAAAAAGCTTTGTAATAAGTAGAACAATTTGCCTAACTAATGATCTTATCCCTCTGGAGAGATTATCTCTATAATGATATGTACCGACATCCGATTCCTTTTGTCGAGCTATAATAGCCTTTCCAGATTTCTCATTCGATGTCTGGCCAAGAGATGCATTATATTGACCTGTAGCACTTTTAATATCATCTGCAGCTCCTATCTTAGCCTGTATTAATCCATTTTGGGCCAATGGTGGCATTGCTCTCTGAGGTAAAGGTAATACCGTACCATTACCGTCTGTAACGTCCGGGTTCACCTCTAGGTATGGGTTATTAATGGTATTAGCTGTCTTCCACGCCGTTTCATAGCCTTCAAACTGCCCTCCGTACCCTACGAATGGTGCTTTGGGAGCTAATGCCAACATCTCAGCTTCTTGAGATACCCAGTAGTTGTACATCCTCTGAGCATCTTTGGCGTTACGTATAATACCAGAGAGATATAATCTACCTTCTACTTCAAACTCATTACCAGGAATCCTTATGATCGGTATGCGATCACCTGGCCATTCTCTCTTATCTAAGATCTCATACCCGTTACTCTTAACCCACATGATGTGCTTAGTCTCTGACTTACGTGTACGCACAGGCTTACCGTAGATCGACTTAAGCTCCTTATCCTCTTTGCTATCAGATAACACCGCTTGGTTATTAGCATATAAATTAAGTGTTTTATTCTCACTCTCGATGTAGAAATACTCTACGATACGTATCGTATCCTGACCAATCCATTGACTAAAACCCTGATCCCCCACTCCTAGATTCTCTAAGGTTGATACAGGAGATGCTTCTGGATACAAGCGCTCATACTCATCCTTAGGAGTATCCTCTGTGATGAAACACCACCGCGCATCTGCTCCTGTAGGATCCTGTATGAGCGGGTCCATATACACACTAAAACTATTACGAACCCGCATAATTTTAATATCTTGATCAAAACTCTCTGGATCTGAATATTCTGTTATTAATCTTATATAACCTTCTCCAAAAACTACTTGATTCTCACAAGCAGTATCGTATGCAACATCCGCGTCAGAAATATACTGAATATGCCTTATTATCCCATTGAATATCTCTGCTACTTCTACATCAGCATTGTCATCGACTGGAATAACCTTGCCAGTAGGTCTGTTCTGCCTCTGGTCGTTCGTTACCTGATGCACATGCTGTGGTAGCTTATTGATCGTTAGAGTAGGCCTAGCGTTGATCGTCTGACCTTGTACCGCTGCTCTCGTTGCTAATACATCTGTTGGCCATTGCCATTGATTATCTGGTGTCGCTCCATAGAACCTAAGATCGTCAAGCTCATCTTCTCTGCTCTCAGAATAAGCAGATATAGCCATCTCCATGCGTCTACGCATAGTCGATAAGATATCATCGTCACCTCTATCCGCTACTCGACCAGCGCTAACAACATCTGAGCTGCTACTCTTCATGAATTATCCCAAATATATCATTCTCCCTCATGACCATAAACTCTTCACGGTCGATTCTGAATATCTGCCCAGCATATTCACCAAACATGATCCTATCTCCTACCGAGAAAGGCATCGCTATATGTGTACCATTGCTGGACCGCTTACCAGGGCCTACCGATAGAATCCTGCCTTGCTTCAGCTTCTCATCCGGAAGTATGATAATACCCTGCTCTCTGTCCTCCTGACGTACAATTACACAATCAGATACTGCCTGTAATCTCATACCTACCATCCCATACAACAAAAACATAGACAAACTATAATATATCTCATTTCTTATTACCCCTATCTAGAATCTTATTAGCCTTTGCGTCTATCTTACGCTTCTCTCCCTCAGAGAGTTTACCCTTATTGACCATCTGCGTTGCTCTTGCCTTGGCATTAGCCGCATGAGACTTATCCGGCATAGGGTATTTACGCTCTCCAGGCATCCCAAACTCACACTTCTTCATCGAATTACGATCCTTAGAGGTAAGCTTACTCATACTAGTTCCCCATCCATGAGTTGCTATAGACATTACTCCCTGAATACACTCTACTGTGATTCCTGTCAACTACACTGCCTTCTCGATTAGCGACTGGATACGCAAATGTTACAGCAAGTGCATCTGCACTATCAGGCGATGCGAGTCTCCGACCTCTCATGTCCTTTTTACTCTCGAGTAAAAGCGCAATCGCACCCTCAGAGTCCTTCCTACACGGTGCCATAAGGTCACTCTTAAGCTGACGATCATTAGGTATCGATGCTGTCCTAAGCCAATCCTTCATCTCACCCCACATCTCGGCTCTCTTGTTCTTGTAAACTGAAGGCTTCTTGGATGCCCAACCGAAGTCAACTCCTCGTACCTTGTATCTCTGCTCCTTTAGCCTATCTAGTATAGGGCCTCCTAGCCCTCCCTGATCTATAATCGTCAATGCGGGATTATACTCTCTTACCGCATCTATGACATTGCCTACGATCTCCATCGTGTCTTCGGTCCTATACCGTCTTATCGATACGATGTCCCTACCCTGTCGTACCAATATGACCGTATTATCTCCTCCACGAGCAGGATCAACCCCTATGACAATAGGAGCTGTGTAATCCTTGTACAAGGGTCTACTCATCGCATCATTAATCAGCGCTTCACCTATAAACTGCTCGTCTCCTATCGATGGAAACTCTCCATAGACCTCTACTCTTGCTTCGTACGAGTCAGGACCATACTCCTCTATGATCTGATCGTAAATAGACTTATCTGTGTCCTCTACTGTACGAGCATCTATCTGCTTACCGATCCAGAAATTACGCTTGACATTGAAACAATCGTAGAAATATCCCTTGTTTCTACGAGGGTTAGAGAATGCAAACCAATATCGATCCAATATATTCTCGGTGAAGAACCCATTAGCTACCGACCATATCGGATCGGCTATACCAGATGCTTCATCGAAGATAACCATCATACCATCGTGGTTATGCGCTCCTGCATAGCTATCAGGATTCTCTTCGCTCCATAGCTTACCCTCAGCTACCCAGTATCTCGTGCCTTTCCTCAAGTCTCTATTGACTAGATCAATGAGCCATTGAGCAGGAGCTAACTTAGTCGCTGTAGGCTCCCACCAATGCGAATTGATGATCATAGCATGCCACTTAGTAAGCTCACCCCAGGTCACTGTGCGTAGCTGATTCTCACTGTTAGCCGATACGATGATCGTACTACCTATCCTGGTAGTCAACATCCATAGTATCAACCAACTGACTAGTGCAGACTTTCCTATACCGCGTCCAGAGGCTATAGCTTGCCTAAGAGCCTCCATCGTATCAGCGTTCCTATTGGACCTGATATGATCTCGTATATCCCTTAGCACATCTCTCTGCCACTTCCTAGGTCCTTTGAAGTTCTCTAAAGGAGTGCCCTTCTGTGACCAAGGGAAAGCAAATAATACGAAACTCTCAGGATCATCCCGTAATCGAGATGACCATAGTCTCGACATGAGTAGCTGCTCTTCTTCAGAGCTGTATATAGGCTTCTGCACTATAGCCCCTCTACTCTATCATTATTCACTGTCTTCTACACTCGATCCAACAAGCCGCATATCAGCCTGTTGAAGCGCATTGGTAATCGATATAGTCCCACCAAACTCTAACTGCTTTACTTCCCCAAACCGCTTCCTGTTCCAAGTCTTCATTAGAAACTGTCTAGCCTCTATCCTAAGTCGCGATCTCTGGACATCCTCTAGACTATTATTACCGTCGGCTATATCAATAATTTCTGATGCTATAGTCTCTGATCCTATCTCCTGAGCTTCATAATATCTGAGTTTACGGTCTAAATTCCTATGTATCCATCGAATAAAGTCTGCATAATCTATGTCCCTAGCGTCTGATCGAATACTCTCTTTTAAGCTAATACCTTCTGAAATCCTATCTAAAATAACTTCGAATATAGCATTATATGATAACTCCCTAAGTTCTCGCGTTTTATGCACTAACTTCTTATGTAATAAAGTACTAAATTCCTCGTTTCTAACTTCAATATCTTCTAACGTACTAACTTCTAAATTACTAGGTTCTAAGGTACTAAATTCAACTTCGCTGTGAAGATCAGTATGAGATACGAGATCACGTCCAATACCACAGGTTTGAGGATCGGTACTCATAAACTGAATCTACTCCTTTTGTAGCATACATTTGCACTTATGGCAAGAGCATTTTTTCTCTGATCGATCAGGACACTCATCTTTCAGACTCTCTAAACTAGAAAGCCTGTCTTTGTCGATGTTTATCAGTGTCCTACTACAAGATGGGCTTTTGGAAGAAAACGCTAAACACAACAAAGCTGTAGATATAGAAAGCACCTAGTGTCCTCCTAGAAATGAGATGCCCTATCCTTCTGCATGGAGTTTAGATGCAAAGGATAGGGCTCGAGAGTCTGAAGGCTGTCCCCTAATCTACGATGAAGTTGATAAAAGATATTCAGCACATAGTCCCCCACTGGTGAGTATATAGTATTTTTGAATAAATGCAACTAATAAAAGGTGAATTTTCTATTAAAAATACCACTGTGACAGATGTGACAGGATTTGGTAAAGATTTGGTTAACTGTGACAGATGTGACAGGATTTGGTAAAGATTTGGTTAACTGTGACAGATGTGACTCCGCGCAGGAGACTTTTTCAAAACTACTACTTTTTATGTTTTTTCGAATAGTGTTTTTCTGTCCTCCAGTCACAGTTGTCACAGTAGAATTATGGAAAATGATAAAATCCATGCTCCGAAACCCTCTGAGAGTACAAATCCAGTCGAAAATATTTTTTATTAACAGCCCATTCGAGACCCTCTATACACCATCTCTAAACACCTCCCACCATAGAATCATGTAGTGACGATCTATCACCAACCTTTCTTCCAAGAGGAACAACATGAGTTATCTAACCAACATTCATACCAACACAGATTCAGATCACCTAAAGCAGATATGTCTCGCATGTAAGTTTGGCGACTTCGAATCGGTACGTACGCTCTTCAAAGAGCATCGCTACAGCAGGCAAGAGATCAA